AAATGAGTTTAGCGTTAGCCTACGCCACAGCGGTTGAAATATATAACTACGCGCTAACGGTAAGCCCTAACCAACGGGCTAACACCTCGGTAATCGTAAACAAGGGCGCAAAGGATTTAGGCGGTATAACAAACGCTCGCGACATAGCAGCCGAGCAATACAATACCGAACTAACGGCAATGCTTCAAAATATGCGATTGCCCGACGATAACCATTGCTTCGATTGCCGTAAAAACATCAAATACGTAACGGCTTTGCCATGACACCTGAAGAGGCGAAAAAACGAACCGACGCGCTATATAACGAATGGCTTAGTAATTTCGAGCCTTTATATTTAGCCGCTATCGAATTACGCCGAATCATGTACAATCGCATTTTTGAAACTTCGGGCGGTAATTTAAACACGGCTGGGCAAAAGATACCATTACCTGCGAGGCGTGGCGGTGATTATGAAACACCTTACTCACCGGGTTACACGGTTAGAAAACAGCGCAGACCTATACCGCTCGAATTAACGGGATTTTTACGCCGTAACTTTTTAACCGAGCCTATACTCGAACAAGGTTTAAGCGCGGCGTTAATGCTTAACGACCGCGAATATTTAAAGGCGCAGGGCTTACAATTTGGCAAAGAGGTTAACCCTCGTTACGATTCATTCAGGGGTTATGGAATTATATTTAAACCTACTGAAGAAGAGGAAGCTGAATTTCTTAAATATCACGAACAACTAATTGCTGAAGCAATCAACAAACAACTCGGAGCATGATTTTAAAAACGATTATAGACCGTTTAAACCAACGAATTGAGGTAAGTAATATATTCGACCGCATATATGGTTTATGCGAGCTTACAGGCGATAAGGGATGGATTTATTACATAGGCGACGGGCAAGCGATACCCGTAACAGATTACGATTCTAAACAGGGTTCGTTATTTTGGGCTAAACGCGGTAAGGTAAACATATCGAAAATCGATAGCTTAAAGGTTAGCGGGTGCAAGCAAATGTATTCGACAAAATTTAACCTTTCGGCTTACGCAATAGTTCGTAAATCGCACCTACCCTGCGACGGCGAGGATGCAGGCGACTGGGTAGCATCGCGGGTTTATAAGTTAGTAAGCGGGCGCGATTATGGATTTAAAGAGGTAATCGACGTAGTTAGCTACGAGGTAATCCCGAACGGATACACGGTGGGCGATAAAAGTTTACCTCCTAATTTAGAGTTCGCGACGGTTGTAATTGATTTAGAGGTTGAGATTGTAAGCGGCTCGGAAGATACGTGCTACGATATTTGTAATACGGGCGATATTCCTTTACCGCCCGACTTTTTACCTTGCACACCTTGCTTAACTGAGGTCGCAGTTGACGGCGTTACAATTATCGGTAACGGTACACCAGCCGACCCATTAATTGCCGTAGGCGGTGGGGGCGGTGGTAGCTTAACCGTGCGCGATGAGGGAACGGTTGTATCTTCAGGGGTTGTAAATATGAACTTTCGCGGCGGTGCTGTGAATGCCAATAGCAGCACGCCCGGCTCGGTCAATATCGATGTTCAGGAAGTACAATTAACGGCTGGCATTGGCATAAGCGTAAGCGGTACGTATCCGAGTTTGACAATTACCAATACAAGCCCAAGCAGCGGCGGTACGGTTACATCGGTAGCGGCAACAGTGCCAAATCCAACTAATCCAGCGTTCAGCGTTAACGTGCCAAATAATACCACTACGCCAAGCGTGGATATTACCGCCAACGGAGTAGTGAGCCAGTACGTGCGCGGTGATGGTAGCCTTGCGAACTTCCCAGCAAGCACAGGCGGCGGCGCATCGGTTAATTACTACCTCAACGGCTCAATCAATCAAGGTACGTTTGGAGGCAATACGTACTATGAGATGAATCGCGTGCCCATAATCGGCAGCGGCACTAACTTCACGCGTACAAACGCGCAAGGTAATGGCTACATCGCGCAATTCTTGACCGATGCAGGTGACCCGAATCTGCTAAACATACCCGGCGGAAATTGGAATTTTGAAACCTACTTCAATGCTTCGAGTGGTGGTGGAAATCCGAGCTTCTACATCGAGTTGTATAAGTTCGATGGCTCTACATTCACGCTGATTGCATCGGGCGCACCTGAAAGCATTACAGGCGGCACGGCGATAGATTTGTATGTAAGTGCAATTGCAGTACCTCAAACCACATTGCTCGCAACTGACAGGCTCGCAGTGCGCATTTTCGTGACCACATCGGGGCGAAGTATTACGCTGCATACTGAAGACAACAACCTCTGCCAAGTAATCACCACATTTACAACAGGGCTAACAGCCTTGAATGGCTTGACTTCGCAAGTGCAGAATTTCGCAACTGGCACAAGCGGCACGGATTTCGGAATAAGCTCGGTAGGCTCAACGCATACCTTCGACCTTCCAACAGCAAGCGCAAGCAACAGAGGTGCATTAAGCTCAACCGATTGGAGTACATTCAATGGTAAGCAGGATGCACTTGTAAGCGGCACGAATATCAAGACGGTTAACTCAATAACCTTGCTCGGCTCGGGCGACCTTGCCGTGGGTACTGTTACCTCGGTAGGCTTGACCATGCCAGCCGCTTTCAGCGTCGCAAGCAGCCCTGTAATTGGTTCGGGTACAATCGCGGTAACAGGGGCAGGCACAACCTCGCAGTATGTACGGGGTGATGGCAGCCTTGCGACGCTATCAACGGCTGTCGGGTTTTTATCGCAAACATTTACAGCCTCAAATGCTGCTACATTCGATGTGCCATTGCCAGCGGGATATTCACACCATCAACTCGTATTTAATGATATAAGGGCTCATGCTACAAATCCTGAATTTTGGATAAGGGTAGGCACTGGCTCTCCTGTAACATACCAAGCAGGCGCATCAGATTATAGGTGGGCGCGTACAGGTATAAGCGATGGAATAGGATTCAACGCATCTTCAAGTGCTGACACCAAGATAAGTCTATGGGGCGCATTAATGGGCACTGGAGCGAGCGGTCGCGTTTGCTCGGGTAACCTTACCATTTATTCGCCCGACAATACTTCGTATAATAAATTGATAAACGGCTTGACTTCAGCGTTTTTTAGCACCGGTCAATATGGTAATGAAAATTTTAGTGGTGGCTATCAATCTACAACCGCATTAACAGGCATACGTTTATTAATGAGCACGGGCAATATTTCGGGTACAATAATTTTAAAGTCCTACGTATGATAACAATTAACGGTAAGCAATATCCATTTGAAGCTCCTACACATAGGCAGGTAGGAAATGAAGAAATTAAACTCACAGAGGCTGAAATTAAAGAAATTCTAATTCAGTGGGCGGCTGAATTTGATAAGCCTAAATCAGATAATAATTTCTGAGCTATGACAAACATAAACATAACAGCCACCAACATCGAATTTACATCCACGCGCACGCCGTGGCTTGCGTTAACCGAGCCGCGCTGGGAAATTGTCGATGAATATTCCTTTCACGTATCAACCGAGCAGGGCGTGTATTTAATTTCGGTAACTGAGCATAAGATTAATGCGCAAGTATTTAAGACTTCAGAAGATGCGATTTCGTATCTGAATAATTTGTAAATTAGTGGGCAAATTTTACAACTATGGCAGGCGTTAAAGTAACCGATTTAACCACGTTAGGAACAGCAGATGCAACTGATGTATTCTACATTGTTGATACCTCGGCTAATCAATCGCGAAAGATTGAAGTGGGTGATGTAGTAAACCTACAAACGGCACACGATAATGGCAGCGTAATAAATACTATTGATGTCATCGCCGATGCTACATCTAAAAATGTAGGTTTAGGCTTTGGTGCATTAAGCGGAAATACTGGAACTGACCAAGTCGGAATTGGCTCAAGGGCTGGGCAAGCCTCAAGCGGTGCGAATGGCGTTTATTTAGGCGCTCAATGCGCTGATGGTAATACTGGAGATAATGTGTTTGCAGTTGGTGATTCTGCGTGTAATGCAAATAGTGGTAATAATGTTGTGGCAATCGGTAATTCCTGTTGTAATACTAACATTAGCGACTTTGTTGTAGCAATTGGCGAACAAGCACTTTCAACAAACCAAGGGGCTAATTCAGTAGGTATCGGAAGGAAAGCAGGTTCAAGCAATGCAGGTAGTACGATTGTAGCTATTGGAGATGAAGCAGGCGAGGATAATACAGGCGACTTCATTGTTGCATTAGGCAACGATGCGGCGAAAAATAATAACGGTGATAACGTTGTAGCAATTGGCGGCGGTGCTGCACTTGGCAATACATTGGCTGGTATGTTCGTGATAGGCTCGGCAAATATGCCATCTTATGCTAACCCAGCAGCAGCAGCAGCAGCCATAACAGTTGCACTTGGAGCAACTGCTGGATGCTATTATTTATATCATAACCAAGCGGATGATACAATCCGCACAATCATACCATAATGCGCTCAACCTCGCTTCTCGGTCTGAATCTGATTAAGAAGTGGGAAGGCTTGCGGCTTAGTTCCTACCTTTGCGCGGCTGGTGTGCCGACAATTGGCTACGGCTCAACCCGATATCCAAACGGCAAGAAGGTGATGCTCGGCGAAAAGCTCACAGGCGAAAAGGAGGCAACGCAATTGCTACTCTCAACCCTTGAGCCATATGAATCGGCTGTCAATAAGCACCTACCTAACCTCAACCAATGCCAGTTCGACGCACTTGTGGCTTTTGCCTACAACGTTGGAACTGGTGCTTTTATTAAATCCACGCTGCTAAAAAAGGCAAAGGCTAACCCCAACGACCCAAGCATCTTGGATGAGTTTTTAAAATGGAACAAGGCAGGCGGCAAAACCCTTACAGGGCTAACCAATCGCAGGCGTGAAGAGGCGAATTTGTATTTCTCACTTTGTAACTTTTAGCCCTACGTTGCCCAAACGTAGCCCAACTAATAACGTAAATTAGGGTATGAGAAAACGGGCTACAAAACCGAGGCGAATTATCGACGTTATAGTTAAGCATTGGCGTTCGACGGTTGGCTCGGTTATGATATTAGCCTCAATATTTTTACTGATTTTTAAAGTGATAAATACCGAAACACTCGCAGCAATAATAACCGCATTAATTGCAGCGGGCTACATCCCAAAAGCCAAAAGCGATGCAACAGATTCGTAGAGATACCGTCAAAATAGCAAGGCATAACAAGCTCAACATCGACACGATGAGCTGGGAAGCCGCGAACGCGGATACGAGTTTTGCACAGGCTAACCGTGAATCATTCGAGTATATTATGGCTAAACCAAAAGCAAAGCCCGAAAAAGTTTTAACGGCGTTTGATACTATCCAACCGTGTAACGTATCTTTGTTGGCAGCTCCTACGTACCACACTTTCAAAAGTCAGCCCGTAAGAAATGTACCCGAAATTGATACGCCTATGAATTACGATATACTCTTTAACGGCATTGTGTTTAGCTTTACGCTTTGGATGAGCGCCAAGTATTTAATTAGTTGCGGCGCTGCGTGGCGGGCGCTTATATCAGACCTTCGAAACGTTTAAACTTTTAGTATAAATAGCGCCGTTTGCTTAAATTTGCAATGTGTCTACGGTATACATACTCGAAAACTCTTTAGACTTGTTTTACGTTGTTACCGAAACCGACGGTACAATAGTAAGCACTAACGAACTTTTTAAGCATTACGCGAGCCATATTAAGCCGAAAAACATCGTCGATATAGTTAGCAACCCGGAGGACAAAGACACGCTAATAGAAGCCGTAAAAAGGGCAAAGGATAAGCAACCCGAACCCGCCCGAGTTTACGCCCGCACGAAACAAAAGAACCTATCTGAGCGCTTTAATGTTTGGAATATATATTCAATCATGGGCGCGGTTCATTTTATCGGGTTTCAACTGGTTGACGTTACAAGCATAAGCGCACACGAACACGAACGCCAACGGGTGTTACTTGAGGAATTTCGTTTTATGCTTTCGCACGAATTACGCCAACCGTTAACGTCGGTTAGCGGTTTAGTTCGGTTATTAATTACAAACCGTGCGCTATCCGATACCGAACGCGGCGAACTTTTGCAAATGTTGGAGCAATCCGTCGTAAATTTGGACGAAGCCGTTAAGGTTTTAGTTAAAAAAGCAACGCGCCAAATATGACTGACAGGCAAATCGATAAACGGCTTATAAAAGTGTTACGGATATATTTAACCGAGCGCGAAATGCCGCCAAACGTAGCCAAGGCAATACTAACCGAAAACGTAAAATGCCGTGAAAGAATCGAAAAGTACATCGCTCAGTTACGTTTGGCTTGAACGCTTGCTATTTTTAGCGATTATAAGCCTTTTATTCGTGCGTTCGTGCCACCAACAAGCGCAAACTACCTTAACAGGGCAAACGTTCGTTAAAACGCACGTAAACGATTCGTTAACGATATACACGCAAGGGCAACAAATCGCAGAACTCAAAGATTTAGCCGAAAAATTGCAACTCGATAAGCCAAAAGCAGCGGTTGAGGTCGTTACGCGCACGATTTATAAGACTAAAATTGAATTAGGCGAACCGATTTACATACGTGATAGCGTTCCTGCCCTTGTTTTGCCCCGTAACTTTGAAAAGTTCGAGCGCTGGTTTAATATTTCGGGCGTTATTAACCGCCTCGGCTATCTTCAAATCGATAGTTTAAGCATACCCGCCACTATTTCGGTAGGTATTGGCGACACTTTACGCGGTTTTTTCCCGTTTCGTAAGCGCGAAAGCGTGGTTAGGTTGGCAATTGATAACCCAAATATGCAAGTTGAAGGCTTACGCAGCTATGTAATACCCGAACCGCGCAAAAAATGGTACGAAACAACGGTGGCAAAGGTAGGATTTGGGGCGCTTATCGGTTTCGGTTTGGGTAGGTCGCAAAATTAAGAGCTTTAATTATCAGCGTTTTATAAATTATTTTGCATTTGTTTTTGTTTTCGTATTGCAGAATTAAAAAAAGGTTTTACATTTGCTGCATACTTAATCGTTTAAACATTTACACCATGACAACTTTAAAAGCACAAATCAAAACCAAAAGCAACTACAAAAACCTAAACGGTAAATTTGTAAAAGTTATTCAGTTTTTGGGAGCTATTGTTTACTGCGAATACATCAATGAAAACGGCGACGTTGTTAGATGCGATTTTAGCATTAATGAAATAACTGAAATTAGAGAAGTAAATTCCTAACCCTCACGGGCGGCTAATAACCGCCCTTTTCTTTTTAAACCTTTAAACCCTTATACACATGGACACAGTAACAATTTTCCGCAACTATCAAAACACCGAATTTTATATGTATGACCATCTTAGCGGCATTATGACGATGCTTGTAAACGATGGCTGCATGAAAGGAATTTACACGCGCTGCGATTCAGGCGCGGCAAACTTAGCGCGTAAATTCCATCGCGAACAAGTCGAAGGCGTACCAGTTGAGCATCGACTATTTGAACCGCTTGACCGTGCTAAATTTAGCGAGTTGTTTATCGATACAATCGATTCGATTAACCGCAACTTAGTACACTCGATTCAATCCGAGAACCTTTAATTTTTTAACCCTTAATACTTTTTAAAATGGCTTTAACAGCACCAACAGGCGGCAACGCCAACCGACAAATCGCGCCCGAAGGTTTATACCCAGCGCGATGCTATCAAATTATTGACCTCGGAACGTCTGAGCAGGGCGGTAACTTTCCCGGCAAAAAGCGAAAAGTTCAATTTCTATTTGAGCTGCCAACCGAGAAAGCGGTATTTAACGACGACAAAGGCGAACAGCCGTATTACGTTCGCAGCATCTACACCCTTTCAATGAATGAAAAGGCGTTATTACGCCGCGATGTTTCAGCGTGGTTAGGTAAAAAAATGACCGACGGCGAGGCGGCTAAGTTCGATATTTTTACCCTACTTGGTAAAACGTGCATGGTAAACGTAACGCACGTAACGAAGGGGGAAAATACCTACGCAAATATTATGAGCATTACGCCGATGCCAAAGGGCTTAACGTGTCCTGAACCGATTAACGAGGCTTTCGTTTATTCACCTACCGAACACAGCCAAGAGGTATTCGCAAAGCTGCCCGAGTTCATTCAGGATAAAATCAAAGAATCGGACGAATATATTAAAATGACGGCGGCGAACTTTAAAAACGATTTTGCGCCTAAAGCACAGCCACCAGCGAACATCGAACCGCTGCCTGATATTGACGATTTTTTCGGAACTAAAGCGGCTAACGACCTACCATGGGATTAAATAATAAAGGGCGGCAAAGCGCCGCCCCTCACACATCAATTAAACAGACAACATGAACACACTTGCAAAGGTACAAATACCAATTGAAAAAATATACTTAGCGATAAATTCGGCTCAAGTATTAAACGCCCAATCAATAATTCAACGTAACTCGGTAGGCGGCGAGGCTAACAGCGTTGTAAATGTTAGCGAATATACAGCCATGAACGCGGCGGTAAAAGAGGTTAGCGATGCTGTTAAGGCAATCGAAGCAGCGCGTAAAGAAGTAACCACACCGCTCGAGCATTTCAAAAAGGAACTTATTAAACTTGAAAAGGATGCAACCGCGCCGCTAATCGAATTTATTGAGGATGCCAAAAAGCGAATGGTCGAATACCACGAACGGCTCGAAGCGGAGCAAGCCGCAGCCGAAGCTAAACTAAAAGCCGAAGCCGCTGCGAGCCTGAAGCAAGCCGAATCGGTTAACGATATTATGGCAGCGTTTACCGATAAGCTATTCGCCACCTCGGTTGAAAATAACCAAACGAAAAACATACGAAGCACCACAAAGGCGCGCATCGTTGGCGAGGTTGACTGGATAAAGGTTTTATCGGTTCAGTTTGCGCATAATAACCTAAAGCCCGAAGATTTAATCGTTGGGCTACCTAAAGCAATGAAGGAACTCGGCGTTGATAATATCGCAGGGATTGAATTATACGAACACAAAACGCAAGTAATCCGATGAAAATAGATAATAACACCGCCTTAGTCGAAGATAGCTTTGGAAATGGTATAATCGTACGCCGTGGGGGTAACACCCTGCGGCTATCGATAAAGCTAAACGGCTCAACCAAAGAGCGTAAAATCGGCGAAATAGATATGCCAACGCGAACGCTAACCGTAACGCGCAACCGAGCAAAGCACCTTTTACAAAAGGGTAACGCCTACGGATTGAACCATAAGCTACTTGCAGAGGCAACGCGATTCGATACGGTGCGAATAGTTGACGATTACGGGCGCTGGGATGTACCGCGTGAGTACATACTCGAAAACGGCAAATTTCTTTTATTTGCAAAGCAAGGATTCGAGCTGCAAATATTTATTTCACTTGAACAAATAGAACGTTTTAAGCAATGAAACAGACCGCAACGGATTACCTATATGAGCAGGTATTGGATTTATTTATTCAATATACAGAAGATAAAATAAATAGCGTTCGATTTGCTGTATTGATGGAACGCGCAAAGGACAAAGCCAAAGAAATAAATAAAGACGAAATAACTGAAGCATATAAACACGGTCAAAATAACGGCTATATGTATGGAATGCAAAATGCTAATATTATTGATTCAGAACAATACTATAACCAAACCTACAACTCATGACACGCGACGAATACATTAAACACCCAGCGATAAGCGCAAGCCGAATCAAACGATTCTACACGGGCGATATAAGCTATGCACAAAAGGCGCTAACCGAAGGCGCTGCGTTCCATTTCGATTTACTCGAGCAACCGTTCGACGATATGCCAACCAGCACCCAAAACGTTTATAATGCGATTCACGAGGTCGCGATGTTAGGCGAACTATTCGACAAATCCGAACATGAATACATAGCGCTCAATAACATAACGCTCGGCGGTATAACGGTTGAGGGTAAGGGCATGATGGATTTATGCTGGTTAGAGCGTGGCATTATTGCCGACGTAAAGACAACGAGCGCGAAAAATATTCAGGCTTTCGCCGACGATATGCTCAAACATTGCAACCACGTTCAGTCGGTTTGGTACTCGCTCCTTATGGGTTTCGACCCTCGGCAATTTTACTACATAGGCGTACCGCCAAAGGTTAAAAAGACGGGCAATTTTAAAGACCTGTATTTATACCGCCACAACGAGTCTGAAATCGAAAGCGCAACGCAACTAATCATTAACTATTTACACAATGGCACAAACGGGTAAATACGCGACTTACGAATATATTAAGGTGCTGCAAGGTATCCATAAGCATATAAGGCATATTGAAAACACCAGCGTAGCGTATAGGCGAAAGCTATTAAAAGGGGCTGAAGCGTGGTGGATGTATAAGGGTAGCGTACCAGTTAGCAGCGTTGCGATATTGATGGAATTAAATTTAAAAGACCTAATATTTATCATCGATGAACAAATCAAAGAAAGAGGCAATAACATACGCTGAAGACCTCGGCGACCTTACAGAGTTTATCGGGCATACTTATAAGAACGTCGCGGCTTACGTGCTTTCGTGCGGGTTTGATTACCTCGAATGTAATTTTAAGTATCGAAAGGTGTTTAACGATTACGAAAACAACCGCTGCATACTTATCGACCTTTTCGACGATGGAAAGGATAGGATAGAGTTTATGATAATTTGCAACAATATTTACAAGCGATGAGCAGCGAAATATATAACATTGACTGCATGGAGCTGATGGCCCGCTATCCCGATAAGCATTTCGACCTTGCTGTGGTTGACCCGCCTTATGGGATAAATATAAATGTTTCAATAGGTAGAAGAAAAGGCGATAAAAAAAGCAATTATCACAAATTTGCAGGTAATGATACTTCTATACCGAATGAAGAATATTTTGAAGAATTATTTAGAGTATCAAAAAATCAAATCATTTGGGGCGGAAATTATATGACTGAATATTTAAGCCCAACCCCTTGTTGGTTGTTGTGGGATAAAGGGTTTTCTGAAGATGTTACTTTTGCTCAATTTGAAATGGCTTGGACATCGTTTAATTCAAGTGCTAAAAAGTATGATTATAACGCAGCAAAACAACAAAACAGAATACACCCTACTCAAAAGCCTGTAGCACTTTACGACTGGGTTTTCAAAAAATACGCAACTGAAGGTCAAACTATTTTAGACACCCACCTCGGCAGCGGCTCGAGCCGTATAGCAGCGTATAAGAATAAACTAAACTTTGTTGGCTGCGAAATAGATAAAGAATATTTTGAGGCATCCAATAAGAGATTTAAGGAATTTACCGCACAATTAACATTATTTTAAATGAAACGCCAGCCACGCGAAAGCGATATATACACCGCGATTTCGAAGTATATGCAATACAAACACCCCGAAATACTATTTCGTTTCGATTTCAGCGCTGGTACAAAGATGAGCGTAGGGCAAGCCCGAGTACACAAAAGCATGAACCCACATCGAGGCTATCCCGACTTATTTATAGCTGCTCCGCGTGGTAAATTTTGCGGCTTATTTATTGAAATCAAAAAAAGCGATTTTAAGCCGTTTAAACGCGACGGAACGTTAAAACAGGATGAACACCTAACCGAACAATTTGAAATCATTACGCGCCTTAAAAACGCAGGATTCGAGGCATTGTTTTGCTCGGGGTTAGATGAATGCCTAAACACGATTGAAAACTATTTGAATCAATAAACCATGAAAACACTTTACACCTTATGCGCTGCGGCGCTATTATTTACAAGCTGCGAGCATTGTTACGAATGTAGGATAATGCAGAAAGGAACTAACCAGTATGGGCAAATGCAATCGCAACCGCCTATAATTATGCAACAATGCGGCATGACACGCCGCGAAATTCGCGAATACGTAGAAAGGATGAACACCACAACAACTGTTATAATAGGCAATAAAGCATATAAAACAGAAACTACGGTTAGCTGTAATCAGCAATAGTTTTGTATATTTGAAACGTTCGGACGTGAGAACCCCGAGCTAATTCATAACGACTTATAGCCCACAGAGGCTGCGAGGGTAAAGTAATTTACCCGGTTCTCACCGCAGCTTTTAGTGGGCGTTTTTTTTATGAAAAAATCGTTTGTACTTTATACCGATAACTGGGACACGTTAAAGCACCTACCTAATGAACAGTTAGGAGAATTAATGCGAATGCTATTTGAATACCAAATCGAAGGCAAAACACCCGAACCAACTAACCCCCTATTTATTGCTTTTGGGTTTATTCGCTCCGCTATGGATAGAGATTTAGAAAAGTGGAACGAACGTGCTGAACGTGCGAGGGTTAATGGTTCTAAAGGTGGGCGACCAAAAGAAAACCAACAAGGTTTAGAAAAAACCCAAAAAACCCAGTCGGTTATTTCAAAACCCAAAAAACCTGTTAATGTAAGTGTAAGTGTAAATGATAGTGTAAGTGATAATGTAAATGATTATTTTAAAAACAATAGGCTGTATAAAACAGCCGATGATGTAAAGGGTAAAGAGTATTTTAAAGATGCTGAGGTTAACGAAGCATTCACTAACTTTTTAATCGAACGAATAGCCCGAAAAAAATATCCTACCGATTTAGCCATTGAAACGCTACAAAAAAAGATGCGCGAATATTATAAAACAAAAGCCGAAGCACTCGAAGGAATCGAGCAAAGTATTTCAAACGGATGGACTGGTTTATTTGAACTAAACAAAAAGCAATCATTTAAACAACCCGAGCAAAAGGTTGTAACCCGCGCCTCGATGGGCGTTAAGATGCAATGACAAAAATATTTTTAAAATAATTTAGAAAAAGTTTGCAGAATCAAAATAAGTTTATACATTTGCTGCATCAAACTCTTAAACATTTACACAATGGCAACTTTAACTAACACAATCAAAAAAGCGAACAAAGTAACAGGGCAAGAGCCTAAAATGGATGGTATGTTTTACACATACCTTTACAAAGGTTACGAGGTTAGCTTCGCAAAAAATGGAAGTTCAGATTACGCTACTAACTTTTACACAAAGCGCGCTAACCTTAAAGACGATATTTATAGCGACTATTTCGCTGGTACGTTTCACGACAATATTTCGCAGGCGTTTAAATTTGTGGATTATATAACACGCGACTAATAAAAAACAAGGGCGGCTAACCACCGCCCAAAATTTGCCACATGAAACCCCTACCAAAAATCGAACAGGCTTTAATTTTCATAATGCTGCATGAACCCGATGCAGCGCGTGAAATTGTGCCGCAGCTATCAGAACATCACTTTACCGACGAACTCGCCTTAAAATGCTTTAAAACGATTAAATCGATACAAGCAGATAACAAGCAGCCAACACTCGTTACGCTCGGCAAGTATGCAATCGAAAGTAAAGCAATCGACCCGCGCGACCTTGCGAATGTTTCGGGGTGGGGTAACGACCTATCGTACACCGAACCAGTTAGCCAGTACATCGCGATTCTAAAAGATGAACATATTAAGCGCTCAATAACGACGATATTAACCGAGGAAACGCTCGGCATAAATAACAACAAGGGCGGCGTTAATACAGCCGTCGAAATCGTTAAGCGCCTCAACTCGTTAATCGAGGATGGTAGCCCTATAGATAACATCATTACCACGATACAATTAGCAGACGAAGAAAGGCAAGCATACTACCGCCGCGCTGCGATGTATCAAAACGGGCAAACGAGCGGATTAAGTACGGGTATCGCATCAGTTAACCGATTTACAGGCGGCTTTCATCCCGAGCTTATAATCTTAGCGGGTCGCCCGTCGATGGGCAAAACAGCCTTAGCCCTTTACCACGCTTGCAACTTTAATGAAGCCGGTATTTACTTTAACCTCGAAATGAATAATAGCCAACTATGCCAGCGCCTAATTTTGCAGCATAGCAACGAGCAAGTAAACGCCGCACGGCTTCGCGATGGCAACCTTAACCAACCTGAGCTACATACATTCGAGCAGTCAATCGGGCAAATTGAAAAGCTACCGATTCTAATTTACGATAAGCCGCGATGTGGTGTACATGAAGCAATCCGAATTATGCGACGTGAAGCACGTAAGGGACGTTGTAAGTGGGCAATAATAGACTATTTGCAATTAATGACAATAGAAGGTTTTAAAGGCGGTAATCGCGAAATGGAAGTAGCCGAGATAAGCCGCACGTTAAAAGCCGCGCAAAAGGAGCTTAACATACCGATTATAGCCCTTGCGCAATTGAGTAGGCAGGTTGAACAGCGTAGCGATAAGCGACCTATACTTTCAGACCTACGCGAATCGGGAAGCATCGAACAAGATGCTGACACGGTTATATTTATTTACCGCCCGAAGTATTACGGCATTGATGAGGTTGACGGCGAGCCAACCGATAGCCACGTATTTTACTTATTCGAAAAGCACAGGCAAGGCGCGACGGGTGAGGTACGGTTTAAACATAACAACACGATAACGGCGTTTAGCGATTTGGGCGGTAATACTGGAAGCTCGTTTCTACCGATGCCCGAAACTGATAAAGTAATTAGCGCAATAGCGCCGAATAACGAATTTGAAAAAGAGCCGTTTTGATAAATTGCACCTAACGTTTTGGCGGTTGGCGCAGTGCATTAACAATTAAATTGAAAGACAATGGAAGAATACAAACAATGGTTAGAACAACAGATTGAACGCTGTTTAAACGACAAAGATTTACAGCGTGAACATTGGGCATTTTGCAAGGCTTATGAGAAGTTCACAGCATTGCGCCAACCGCCTATTAGCGGTGAGGTTTGCGATAATTGTGGATATGGTAAACCTTTGATATGTGCTAAATGCTATGAAACAGAAAGTAATTTTCGTGAAAGTTATTAGCAAACTTACCGCTAACTCTCCGATAGCCGCTATAAAATTTCGCATTATATGACTACCGAGGAGCGCATAATCGATTACATGACCAACTACGAACCCGAGCAGACCGAGTTTAAAGAGGGTGCGGGTTATTATACCGACACGCTTAAAACACATCGAAGCTATGCAGCGCAATTAATGAACGCCCCGCGCACCTCGATAGCCTACCGAATGTATTTAAACCGTTGCTTAGATTGGTTGAAGCTACTTAAAAAACACGGCGTAAATTTGCAAAACGTAATCAAATAATACTTATATTTGTGGCATGAAGTCCGAAGCAAAGGCAAAAGATAATCGAGGCGGTCGCCGTGAGGGTGCTGGTAGGTTGCCAAAGTATGGTGAGCCAACCGCTACGCTATGCTTTCGTGTACCGCAAACGAGCCGCGAAAAGATTACAGCGATGGTGCGCGATTACCTCGAAACGCTAAAACTCGAACATAAAGCAACTAAAAGAGAACCCGAATATGGATGCTAAAAAGAAAATAGAAATAGAGATTTCACAAAGTGCATACGAATCATTAATTCAATTAGCGCAAATAAACAAAACAACCCAAAGCGATATAATCGAAAGGGCTATAAAAACTTTTGGAAACCCGTTAACAATAGACGGCGAATACAGAGAGTTTTTAACGGCGCTTAATAACGGGCGCGACTATGTTTTAGAGGCTATGGAAGTTGAAAAGGAACTGGATGCCGAAGCTGAAAAGTATGGATACTAAAATAACAAAACGCAAACGCGGAAACCCGCGCCCAAAACAGTTAAGCAGTCGAATTGTGCTTTCTTTTTCGCCAAATGATATGCAGGTATTAAAAGAACGCGCAAAATCAAAAGGGGTTAAACTCGCTGTATTTATTCGTGAAATTGCTTTGATAGCTTTAAAATAATGAGCAGCCTCTTAACCATACCCTGTGCGATTGAATCGGTATCCACGCGCCGCGATAAAACGATTAAAGTAACCATAGGCACGCAGGAACTAACGCCTGAACAAACCAGCGCACTATTTAACCAGTGGATGGGTGGCGTTGGTGTTATGGCATTCAAGGGCGAGCAGTTCAATTATAACGACGAACAGCTACTTAACAACCTTAAACTCGATGCCGCCGAGCTTGGAAGCAAAACACCGAGCCAGCGGTTACGCTCAACCCTTTACGTGCTATTTGAACACGCGCCCGAGGGGCATAAGGATTTTAACGGCTTCTATGCAGCAATGATGGAGCGATTTATCGAAATGGTAAAAAAACGAATCGATACTTATAATTTGTAAATTTGTAACACTATGCCACTATTTCAAGGCGATTCGCCACAGATTATACAAATGAACATTCGTAAGTTAATCGAAGAGGGTTACTCGAACGAACAAGCCATAGCCATAGCCTATGCCGAGGCTGAAAAGTGGCGCAAAGCACGTAAGCGATAACAGCACAAAAACAGCACAATGGCAGCTAAAGACATAGAGCCACATAAGTTTAAAAAAGGGCAAAGCGGAAACCCGAACGGGCGACCGCGTAAGCTACCTGAATTAAGCGTATTGTTAGCTGATGTATTAGGCGAACAAACGAAGGAAGGATTAACGGCGGCTGAAGATATTTTAAGGGCTATGTACGCAAGGGCGCGCAAGGGCGATACGAGAGCAGCCGAACTACTACTTGACCGCGCATACGGTAAGCCAAAGCAAAGCATCGATAATAACATTACCACTACCGAGCCGTTGGTTATCGTGCGAACCGAAACAAAAGAAAAGAATGATTGAAATTTGGAAAGTATTTGAAACTGGGTACGAGGTTTCTAATTTAGGAAACGTTCGCAGTATTGATAGGATAGTAGAAACGCGAAAGCAGCCTTTAAAATTAAAAGGCAAACTATTGAAACCAGCTATCGATAAGAAAGGTTATAAGCGTGTAGCGATAATGATTAATGGCAAACTAACTACTTTAAAAGTACATAGGATTGTTGCTATGGCGTTTATTGAAAACGTTAATAATAAACCTCAAGTAAATCATAAAGACGGCAATAAATTAAATAACGTTATTAGTAATTTAGAGTGGGTTAGCAATTCAGAAAATGTAAAGCACGCATACGAAAACGGGCTTGCTAAACCAAAGCGCCTACACGAAAGCAGCCGTTGTAAGCAAACCAAAGAAAGCATTGAAGCAAT